TAAGGTAAAATGACTACACAACACCTTCAGGAGAAGTGGGCACCTATTCTAGGTCATCAAGATCTCCCCGAGATTAAAGATCCCTATCGTAGAGCTGTAACCGCTCAACTCCTTGAGAACCAAGAAAGATTTATGGTCGAGCAGGCCGCCATGGGTCAATCCCAAGGACTGCTGACTGAGGCCCCCACCAACTCCATGTACAGTGGCGTCGGTTCTGCCGGTGACCCCTACGTGTCCGGTCAAGGCTTCACTGGAACTAGCGACCCCAAGGGTCCTGATGCTGGTTTCGACCCCGTTCTGATCTCCTTGATCAGACGCGCAATGCCCAACCTGCTGGCTTATGACATCTGCGGCGTGCAGCCCATGTCTGGTCCTACAGGTCTGATCTTCGCCATGCGTGCGATGTATGACGGCCCGACTGGCCCGAACGAAGCACTGTTTGACGAAGCCGACACCACCTTCTCCAACAACCTTGGAAATGGTGCTGGCGGTGCGATGAACTCCCCTGGTCAGTACACCTATCCCGATGGATTCGGTGGCTCTACCTCTGCTTCTGAGCAGACCCGTGGCGTTCCCTATCCTTATGTGCCCGGTGCAACACCTGCCGAGCAGAACCCCGGTCTTCTTGAGACTGCTGCTTCTGCCCCTGGTGCAGCCCCTGACAACAGCACTCCCCCTCCGGGTGGCGATCTGTATGATCCTACCCTGCCCGAGATGGCTGGTATGTCCACTGGCGACCTGCAGAACGCAGGCGACAGCGCAGCTAATGCGTTCCGTCAGATGGGCTTCAGCATTGAGAAGGCAATCGTGGAAGCCAAAGGCCGCGCCCTGAAGGCTCAATACTCGATTGAACTTGCTCAAGACCTTCGCGCTATCCATGGTCTGGATGCCGAGGCCGAGCTGGCTAACATTCTCTCTTCTGAGATCCTGGCTGAAATCAACCGTGAGGTTGTTCGTACCGTTTACAGAACTGCTGTTCCCGGCGCTCAGAACAACGTCACCACACCTGGTACATTCAACCTTGACACCGACTCTAACG